CATTTGCTGATGCTAAAACACGCATCAAAGAACTCGAAGAACAATTAGAAGCATTTAATCTCAATACAGATGATAATGTTTATACTTCAGAAGAAAATAATGTTATTAAAGTCTATAAAGTGTGGGCAATAATTGGCCCTATACTCGGAGGAGTTATAGGGTATTTCATAACATTATAAAATAATAAAAGGGATGACGCCGTAATGGTATCATCCCTTTTTTTTATTTATAAAGTTTTATTTTCTTTTTAACTTCTGCGGTTGAAGGTTCAGCATTATATGCTTTCTTCTCCCACGGTAAATCTTTATGGCCTTCAATATACCATTTTCCATTATAGTATATCTTGCCATTCTTTCTCTTATACTTATTACCGTTCCAGTAAACGTAGTCATCATCATAATCTAACTTGCCGTTTTTTATATCCTTTACATGTTGTTTTTCGTGAGCAATTGTTTTTTCACGTTCAACAGGGGATAAATTAGGGTCTACTTCTATTGACCCATCTCTATTGGCGACTCCAGCTACACCTCTTTCAAGTTTTTTAACAGGAGTATCTTTCCACTCGTCTGTCCAATCATCTGCATTATCCCATTCACTATCATTCCAAGTATCCTCTTTAAATTCAGGCTCTTTCTTTTTCTTTCTTTTAGCTTTGGCAACATCAGGGGCAATTTCGTATTCATTATAACCTAATTGCAACATTATTTTTTGCCAAGTATCAAGCTGATCATTAAATAAACCGGCTAATGAATTTGTAATAGCTAAAATATTATCTAAAGGTACGCCAACAAAAGAACCAACTTTACCCATAGCACCTAAATAATCATCATATTTAGACGCCCAATAGGCAGAGTTTAAATCTTTAAGCTTGGAATTAAGCGGTGGAGATATTTCAGTAGCAGACAATGCTATTTTTTCGCCAGAAGTTCTTTCTTGCATAGCCTCTTTTAATACAGCATATGTTGCGGCTGTAACAGCTCCAGGGTTACCTAATGACTTTAAAAACGAAGTTAATGAACGCTCAATCGCTTGAAGCTGTAACTCATCAATTTTTTCTTCATCATCAGTATCACCAAACATAATTAAAGCGAGTAAACCGCTCTGCAGCATATTAAACATTACAGCCTGTGCTACTGTGTAGTAAAATATAGATCCTATATCTTTGCGAAGATTTTTAGATCTGCCACTGGCAATATCTTGCATCTTTCTTTTTGCGTATCTTGCATATTGAAAAGGTGTATTAGCAAACGCATATATAATTTTACCAACAGTAGACGCTTGTATTTCTGATATTTTAGATGGGTCAGATGATTGCTGAGTTTCTTCAGCAGATTCTATCCATTGTTGCATTGCTTCAGCTTCAGCTTCTTTCTTACTCATGCCAGCTTTAATTAAAGCGTCTCTAGTATTTATATAGAAAGGAGTTCCACCAAAAGCAATAGCCATACTATCTGCCATTTTTGTTGGCCAGAAACCTGCGTTTAATATCTTGTCAATTATATTTTCTTCACCAGCAATTTCGTCAGCAAGCACATCAAACTTTGCACCCGTACGCCTATTAACAAGATAATCACTAGTCCATAGCTTTTTAAATACGGCATTTGCTTCTGATGAAGCGAGAGCTCTTGTAGCTTGGAATAAGTTGTTGTTGTCTTTACCAATAAAGTTTATAAAAGAAATAGTTTGTAATAAAGCAGATCTGCGGTTAATAAACATAGTAGACCCAACAGAACGTCCTAGCCATTTGGCAAATACATTACTTTGTGCGTCTAACCCAGATCTGTTACGACCCGTTTTCATACGTTTAATAGTGCCCCTTAGTGCTTGAACGTATTTTTTACCAAATTGTTTTTCTAATTGGTCTAAATTAGTTTGATCAAAAATAGCATCTACGTTTCTAGCGAATGTTTCTAAATGTTTAGATCTTACGCCTTTTTGCACTTCAGACATTATTGTTTGTCCTAAACTTTCCGTAAGCATTCTATCGCTGTAATTTATTTCAACATTATCATTTAAGAAATCAGCTAACTCAACTAGTTTAGGGTTACTTTCAACAGTTGCGATCATTCTGTCAATAATATCTTGTTTCCGTGAGCTTTTTGAATTTGGCAATGGATCTTGACCATTACGTACCCAATTGTAAGCTTTAACAGCAGTGCCAATATTATATGGTGTTCCCTCGATGTCTTTATTAATATCTACATCCTTAACTATTTCGGAAACAGCTTTTAGTTTATTAACAACTTCTTGGTTTGCAGCCTGCACCCCTCTATGATAAGGATCTAAAATATATTTAGTATAAAACTCTTTAGCCTCTTTGCCCGCTTTGCCATCAGGGAATAACGTGTATAGTAACCCTCTAAAATCTTCAGCATTTGGTGGTATAAACCACTTTGTTGGTTTTCCTTTGCTTTTAGTTGTATATATAAGATTACGTGCTTTACGATTTAATTCTTCAGTAAAATTCAAATCTTGTAATTCTTTTATATTATCTAGTGATATTTCATTGCTAGCCAACCACGTTGCTTTCGCTATGTATAATGTTTTACTATTATTTACGTTAGTTTCTTTTACGGCACTTTCAACAAATTCGGCCCATGTTTCTAAAGAATATGAATCTTTTACAGCATTATACCCAGCCTCTATTGCTTTGGTTAAATCCTTAGATTTTCTATATTCATTTTTTAATGCTTGTAAACCTTGAAACTGTTTATCTTTTGCAATACTAAAAGATGGATCCGCTTTTATTATCCTAGTTTTTAACCAGCTTTCTGGTTTCATTTTTGATAATACAGAGCCAGGCTTTCCGCTTAATACCTCAGCTGTCATAACATCAAGAACTTCTTCAACAGTCATATCCTGAAGTGATTTGTCTTTAGCCATTTTAGTTATGCCTAAGAATTTTTTTACAATATCCCAGTACTCTTTCATTAAATCCATGAAAGATTTTTTCTGAGCGTCGGTCTTAAATTCTTTAGCAGCATTTAATCCACCTAAACCGGCTATGACTTCATCCTTCCATTCAAAAGAGTCTTCTTTAAAATTATAGCCAGCCTCTTTGATTCTTTTAACCTGTTTTGCATAAAGCTCGGGAGCTTCATTTTTTATTTTTTCATAAATAGCGTTAAAAACACGGGGTGAACGTTGGTATACTATTTTATTCCATATATGCTGGAATTCATGAAACATAGTATCCATATTCGCGGTGTCTTTATTTATAAAAATAAAATTACCATGCTGAAACCCATTTGTTCTAGCGGTAACAGATTTAGCTTGCTCTTCGGTAAGGCCAAGCTCGTCTTGCAAATATTGATTAGCTGTGGTTTTATTTGTAGTGCTATCAACTGTTCCCTGCCAGGCATTTTCAAGCATAGCTGTTAATGTTCTAGACGCGTCTTCTGTAGCTGGTATGTTGCTTATTGTTTCAAAATGGTTAGCTAAAGCGCTATTTATTTGTTTTTCTTTAGGGTCTCTTAAACCTTCTAACGCTTCTTGCTTTCTTAATTGAAAACTAAGTTTATCTTCTGGCTTTATATTATCAACTGCAGCGGCAAATTCTGCAAGGTTTTCTTTATTATCTAAATTAAAATCAGATTTTTCAAATTTGCCTTGTAACCCTAGCTCTGCCGTATAACTAAACGAAGCTGAGCCTGTTTTAGACATACCTCCTCCGCTTTTTAATCTAAACCTTGCAACAACATTACCTTCAAACTTTTTAGATGGTATACCTTTTATAGGCTGTTTAAAGTGATATAACCCACTGTCTCCTATTTGTATTAAAAAAGAAGATTTATCAGGCCCTTTACCAGTATAATGTTTTATTACAGCTTCAATAGGTATTTCTATTGTTTCTACTAATTCTCTGTATGCTGGCAGTTTTAATATTTGATCCCAAGTATTTTGCTTTATTTTTGTACCAAATGGAATTGCTGTAATTTTATCAGTACCTGTTCTGTTTTCTATTTCATTTATTTTATCAATTACTTGCTTGAAAGATTTGTTTTTAAATTTATTTTGAATAAATTTATTTATCACATCTCCTCCTGGGTATTCATTTATATCTATCTCCTTTCTGTTTTCAATATAAACAATATTACCATCTGGTTGAATTTGAATTGTGAACTGCCCTAATCTATCTCCTTTATTAGATTTATATTCTACGTTTAAAAGCCTTCCATCTTTAACTTGTATTTGCAAATCAGGAACAGTACTATCAAAGCCTCCTGATTGTACCTCCAACACATTAATTCCAGCTGCTTTCAAAAATGCTTTTGAAGCGTCCTCATATATAATACCGCCATAAGTTTTGCCTACAAGGTCACCATTGTCCCACATTTTTTTTATAAAGCTTTTGGTAAAAGGGCCAAACGCTGCATTATTAAATGCATCATTATCATAGCCCTTATTATCAACAACTATTTTAGCTAAAGCTTTTGCCTTTTTAGTAAATACAGCCGGGTCACCTATTTTTGTTATAATATCTTTAGGTGTATATATACTTTCAGATGTTTTTTCAATAAGTTGTTTACTAAGATTTGATATATTTTCCTGAGCCTCTTTGTTACTTCCAACAAACTCTTGCCAAGCCTTTTGTCCTATACTGTCAGCAATTCTTTCCGCAACCTTGTCTTTTCTGCTGTTTAAAGCATTGCGTCCCTTAGCTGTGGATAAATCTAAATCTTCACCCATAATGTAATCCGCAAACTCTTTATTAGTTGGAGGCGTAATGCTCCACGTTGCAATTGGCCCAGAACGCACCTTATTCAGCCCTGGTGCTGCCATATATAATTCCTTAAGGGTATCTACGTTTTTATAAACATAGTTCTTTAAAGCCTTTTGTTTCTCTAATTGAGATCCTTTTGGTTTTAAAAAACTTTTTATTTCAGGAGTTAAATATGTTTTAAAGAAATCTTTTTGTTGCGTAACATAGTCTTTAATATTAGATATCTTGTCAAGCTTTAAATTGAATAATTCAGCATTAGTAGCTGCTTTTTCAATTGCGTTTTGAGGTATTGTTAGCCTATCAGCAAGCTCCGCGGCTGTGGGGCCAGTTTCTTCAGCCATGATTCCCCTAGCCGTATCTACAGATGTATCTGCTTTTCTTTTTGTAAACTTCCCAATGATTCTATCAGCTCTTTTATCCATCAATGATGCAACATACGCGGCTATAGAATCGTTTTTTTCTTTATTATATGTGCGAACCATATCTACAATACCACCTTTGCCAAACTTAAGTGCTGATAAAAAGTCTTGATAAGTACCAACCTGTAAATCAGGAGCAACTAAGCTCCACTTTCTATTTGCTACAGTACCTGCAATACCGCCAAGCTTATCTGCAATAACCGTAGGGTTGCTGTTGTTTTCGTATAGATCTTGTGCTTCCTTAGATAACTCAACATTCTTCTTGCTTACTGGTTCCGCTTTCTTAATATCGGTTATATCTGGATTAGAAAATATTGTATTTTTTTCATTTTCTAACTCAGCAATTTGTGATCTAAATAAACCTTTTGAAGCATCATCATAACTATCGTCATTAACCATGTCTTCATATAAAGCTATTTTACCACTAACCTCAGCTAATCTTTTTAATTGCTCATCAGATAAATTACTAAGTTGGTTTTGCACCATCTTGTTTGAATCACGTAATGAATTTTGTTTATCTCTAAGCTGTTGGCTAAGTATATCTGCAGCCTCTTTACTTGTTGCATTCTCTATTTCATTTTGCAACATTTGTATTTCTATCGCCGCTTTCTTTTGAGCATTTCTAATTGGCGCCGGCGTTACAACTTTCTGCGCAATAGTTCCTGTAGGTCGGCCATTATTTATAAATGACATACCAGCTCCCATTATACCACCAACAACACCGTTAACTACAGATGCTCGACCAAATCCTTCAAAAGCTTTATCGTCGCCTAAATAATATTTATCTGCAGCTCTGCTTATAGCGTCTGCTCCAATCTCAGAAGCACCTTCGGATGTAAATCCAAAAGCAACATCCCCAAACTGTTTAAGAACTTTTGGCACAGAATCCGCTCCATATTTAGTAAAGACTTTACCTAATCCTTTAGCCAAGCCAAATGTTACTAATTCTGTAGCAAATTCACCAGCCCCAGTAGTAGCTGCATCAGCCCACTTTTGGCTATAGTCAATATCAGTTCCGTATTTTTTATCAATTTCTTTTGCTTTCTGCCCCGCAGCTGAACCGCCTAAAACACCTACTCCACCTATACCAGTCATGGCTATAAGAACAGAAGGGGCCGCTTGAAATAAATTAGCGGCTAAGTCGTCTGCAGCTGCTTTATACTCGCCCTCCCCTACTAAATCAACAAAGTCTTTTTGTCTTACCTGGCCGGTGTTTTCATCTATTACAGTGCCATAATCAACTTTTGAAGCAACAAGATCAACCTCCGGATCAATGCCATACCTTTCTAACCGCTCTTCTTCTGTATTAGGTAAAATACCCCCTAAGCTAAATATCTGATCTGCTAAAACTTTCTTTTCTTCAGCACTCCTATTACCACCAACAAGTTCATCATATGTATCAACTACAGCGTCTTCAATAAGGCTATTAAAATTTTCGCCTATGCTAACTAAAGACGCTTTAAAGCCAGTTAATTTATTGACCCACCACTCAGGTAGATCATATTGTTCGGCTGCTTCTTTTATTCCTTGTCTTCTAATCTTTACAGCTGTTTCAAATTCTTCAGCCTCTCTTTGTTTGAGCGCACGCTCTTCAAGTTGATCTAATGTAGATTGATCAAATGGTTGAACATCATCTTCCTCAGTTCCTAGTTGTGAAATATCTTGCGATTGTCCATTCTCCAAATTAGGATTTGTCATGTATTCTTCTTCCATATTATTTTATGTATTGTTCTTTTCCTCCCATTATTAATATAAGTTGTTGTCTTCTTATTGCTGGGTCGGCTGATAACGAGTACTGCGTTTTACCAACCTTTAATTGAAGCCTGCCTTGTTCATCAAATCTAGCATTTGTAACTTTACCGCCACCAGAAGCAATTAGATTAGAAACGTTTTCAGGCGTTATTTCACCTAGTGAATCAACCTTTGCAGCGTAAGCTTCTGTATCTCTTCTATTTCTAGCGTCAACAGTACCTTCTTTTGTTGCGCTAGCTGGTGTAATACCCGTTTTACTAGGGTCAACTATAGTAGTTACAGATTCTGGAAAATATTGCGCCTGAAAGTCTTGCATTAAATCTTGAACAATGTCCATCTGCATAGCTTGCATATTAGCTTTCTTTTGATCAGGATCTTTTGTATTAATCATTTGCTCATAACCATCGTAATCAAATTTACCATCAGTTAATTGCGAAGCTAATGATCGCAACTTAGTTTCATCTTGCCCAATAACAGACATAAAGTATTGTTCTATTCGTGGTTTTATTTGATCAAAAGGAACGTTTCCTTTACCAATACCGTATTTTGTTGCATACTCTTTTATATATCCACTTGCTGTTTTATTAGCAGCATCAACGTACACTTGAGAATTAACTTTTGGAACTAACTTTAAACCTGCCTTACCACTTGCTATTTGTGCTAATGGTAATTTTACATCATCAGCAGGCTTGCCGTCTACCATTGTTTTACCAACAATATATTCTTGCCCATCAATTGTTTCCATTTTAAAAGACCCCGGGTTTTCTCTCAAGGTATTATAAAAAGCTACAATTTCTGGTTTAGAAGCTCCTAAATCATGCATACCTTTATCTGTTTGCACTTGTTCTGCTAGCTGAGCTAAAGCGTTACCTGCGGATTCAACTACTTTTGCTCTGTTTTTATACTTTTCTAATCTAAATTGTTTTTCAGCAAAATCAATATTTCCCTTAGTGTAGTCAATCATGTCATTGTAAGCTTGCTTTTTTAAGTCTAAACCAAAATCTAATTTTTGTTTATTAAAAGCATCACCTGCGTAATCGGTATCAATGACAAGCTCACCCATTGTGTCTTCGACTTCTTTATCGTAATCAGCTTGAACAGCCTTCTTGTAATTAGACCTATCAATGGCTAAGTTAAAACCTTCAGCGGCTGCTTGCCCAAACCCTTGTTCTGCATAGCTAGGTATATATGCTCTTTGTGCATAACGGTAATCAACGTTTTGCATATTAGGTGTTTGACTTCCTGGTCCAACATTTGTTTTAACAAAAGGTGAAGCATGCAAATGCGCAATTTTACGTAAAGGAGACTCCCTTTTATGCTTTCTTTTATATCTTAAAGCTTTAAAAGCTTCTAATTGGCCAGGGTTATCATTAAAATGCCTTTCTAATGGGCTAGATTCCTCAGGACTAAGTCTGAATAAACTTGAAATATAGTCTCCTAAATTACTAAAAAACCCTCCTTCTGCAGTTGCCGCTGCTCTTTTTCCAGCTATTTCTCCTTGTATATTTGTAGATTTGCCGCTTTCAGCTTTTCTTCGAGTTCTGCTTTTAGGCCCTAAGCTACCAGCATCTTGCATTGTACCCGTGTAAGACTGCGTAGTAGAATCGTATATATTATTAGCAGTTTCAGTAGGGGTGGTTGTATCAACGTTAATATCCCCAATTAGAGCTGGTGGGTCTGCTGGTGGGTCTGCTGGTGGTCTCTTCTTTTCTGGTATAGTTGTTACTATAGGATATTTACTATCTGAAGGCAATTCAAAATCCTTTATTGGAATTTTAACACCAGGAATAACTGCTTTTGTTCTTTCTCTTTGCTCCTCACTTATAACAGGTTTTTGTATTTCTTCTGGTATTTTTTCACCTGGATCAAAGTCTTCGTCCATTTTAGAAAACAAAGAGCCTAAGTGTATCATACCTCTTCCTAACAAATCGGTGCCTGTAGATCTATTGGGATTACTGGCTCTACCTATAGATTCAAAATCTATAAGGTTTGATATTCCTTGTCCTAAGTCAAATAAAGGGCTTCCCTTTTTTAACTGCTTATTTATTTTGTTGCTCATTAGAATAAACCTTTAATTGCTCCTCCAATTTTTTCGTCTATAGCATCACCACCTGGCAATGCTCCTCCTGTTACTAAGCCTCCAGCTATTTGTCCTATTCCACCTATTAAACCTTGTGTTGCTTGTTCTCTAGCTAAATTAGCAGCGTCTAATCTTCCTTTAGCCATACCTGTTAATTGTTGCCTTTGTGAGTATTGGCGTAGTTGTAAATCGTCTGCGCCTCTAGCTTCTAGCGTTTGCAACCTAGACGCTTCTTGAGTTCTAATTGCTTGGTTTTTTTGTTCTTGCCTAGCTAAATCAGCTGATATATTTTGTTTTGATTGCAAAGCGGCTTGTGCTATAGCTTGTGCACCACCGCCACCACCGCCACTAGCAACAATAGCGTCTAAACCTTGCGCTAAAGCAGCATCGGTTTGTTGTGCTTGGAATTGACTTGCCTGTTGGTTTACAGTTAAATCTTCTGCTACATTTTCTAGCCCTGCAAATTGGTTAGTAAACTGTGTGTTTGCTAAAGCATCTCTTTGTTGTTGAAATTCAGCTCTAGCGGCTCTTTGCTCTCGTCTTCGAGCGCCACCACCTACAAGTGATCCAGCCACTTGCGCTGCTCCTCCTATGATTGATCCCATATTAGTATTGTATTATTAATTCATAACTCGGCGTTTTATCTACCGTGAAACCTGTTTGTTCGTATTTTTCTAATAATATACCGGGCTTAGCCCAGGTAAATGAATATTTATACCCCAGATCTTCCGCGAAGTCTGTTGTAAAATCCACCAATAACTGTAATGCATCACTTCTATCGTTATCCTTATAATATTTATCAGATATAACTATAGCTGGAATTGCAGTTTTTGAATTTGTTGTATAAAGAAACATAGCCGCGATTGGGTCATGCTCTTTGCATACCATAAAGCCACCTAGCCCATTATCTGGTAAAAAGTCTCTTTGTGGTACCGGTTGGTTATATTCTTCCCACCATTTAGGCAAAAAGTTCCAGTCTGTTTCAATAAGTTTTCTTACTTTTAATTTCATTAAATAGAAGATTGAAACACCTCACTTGAAATAGAATATAATTCTGCACGATCGGTGCTTGTATTAATAATTGTAGTTGTTGCTTCATAACCAATAATACCAGATAATTCTGCTTCTGCTGGTTTTGAAAAAAATATGTAATTACTAACAGCCGGTGCTGCTACTTCTAAATCGCGGTTTACATTACATGATAACCTATCCTCAGCTACTGATGTGCATGAGCCTAGTGTTACAATGCTTGTACCGTCTAAGTAATAAACAGTGTCTCCCGGAACGAGAGACACGTTTACTTTATTATTAAATGTTAGTTTTAATTCCTCCATTTGTTATTATGTAACTGTTATTGGTACTCTAATTCCATAAGTTGGATTTCCTACAGAAAGACCATATGATCCAGCGGTTACACCTGTTGCATCTATTTCAACATTTATAACTCCATAGCTAGATTGTGTAAGGGTAAAAGAACCGTTGCCACCAAAAAATGTTGGAGCAGAAAGCGGTCTTACCTCAGGGTCTTGAGTTCCTCCACTTTGTGCTGGCTCAAATTGACCAACAGGTGTTGTTCCTACAGAGCCGTTTGAAATCATTCTAAGCGTAATATTTATAGTTGATCCACTGGCTACTGAAACCGCACTTGAATTTACTAAAGTTGATGGCCTAGTAACCCCGGTGTAATCGTTCGTGGGATTGGTACCAGATGTTGGTTGGTCAGTAGTAGCAGTTCCTATAACTGTTCCTCCAGAATTTTCAACTTGAAACTTAGGGTAACCTAAAGCTGTAGTAGCTGATGCTAGCACGGTAGAGTTAGCGGAGCCGGGGGTTATGTTTATAGTATTAGTAGCCGGTGCATGCGTGGAAAGACCCGATGACCCCGCTAGATCCGATGCAACATCAAAGCCTTCATTTCCCCTTCCGTCAACTCTTCTGCCATTAGGGTATCCTGGGTCATCGTCTTTTACCTGGACTCCACCTGCAGAGCCAATATACCAACTTCCGCCTGAAAGACCCCTAACCCTAGTCCGGTTGGAATAGCCAATCCCTGTATAAATATACGCGTTTACGCTCGTATTGGTCCCAGGTACAGCAAATGACGCTGAAGTTGCTGATTGCATAGCAGCAGCCTGGGTTACGGGAATAACTATGCTTGTAAACCCAGTTCCACTGATAACCACATTTCCTGTGCGAGCACTAGATGTTGTATTTTGTGTGCTTGCTTCCACTCGAATTGTTGTTGGAGAGCTAGAAGAAACAACATTAACATTGCCTGCTACTCCTCCATTAGGCCCATTAATTAAAGATCCATCAACATAAACTTTAAGCCCAAACGAACTACTCCCTGTAAGAGCAAAAGCAATGTTTACATTTGTATTATGAGTTAATGTAAAAGTTTCGTCGTCAGGGTCGGGAAAATCTACCAACTCAACTCCTATTGCTTCACTTTCTAAATCTGTTGTTACAGATATAGTGCTTGCTTGCTGAGTAATTGTAACCGTTTGGTTTATTGGGGTTATAGGATCACCAGCAGTAGTCGATGTAGTAGTCGTCCTAAAAGTTATTTGATCGACCACATTAGAGAATGAATCTGCGACATTTTCAAACGTTATTGTATATGTACCTGGAGTTCCGGTCAAGGCATCAGTAGTAGTAAATTTACTAGTATCTAATCCTTCTATAACCCAGCTATCATTTGTTGTAAACGTAAATGTTCCTTCTCCATCAACTCCGCTTGTATTTGATACAGCGGTTTGTAATGGGTTGTTATTTGTTGTGGCTGAAACTGGGGCCACCGCTTGTATAAACACTACTGTTTGTGTTAGCGATGATGTTGCATTTGACGTTAAAACTACATTCCTAGAAACAGTATCTGTAATACTTGTGTTTGACCCATTTGTTATAACCTGGAGTATATCATTATTTCCTAGAAGATCGTCTGAATCAGCGTTAGTAGATGATGGATTAGTAGTAAACGGTGTTGTTGTTGTAGCCGACCATCCACTAGGGGTTAACCCGGCATTATCTATATATGCCCTAGTTGTATAACCACTACTATTCCAAGCTAAATTAAATGGGCTAGATAATAATGTTTGTCCATCTCCTTCATACCAGTTTAATTCCGTAGGTATACTTTGTGGATCTAAAGGATCTGATCCTTCAGATATTTCTTCTGTATCAGAGAAGCCGTCTCCGTCGTCGTCTGTATCTTCATTATTTCCAATGCCATCACCGTCGGTGTCAGTATCCTCATCTGGATCTAATGGAAACGCATCTTGGCCATCATTAGTACCGTCATCATCACTATCAGAATCCAGTGGGTCAGTGCCGTTAGTTGCTTCGTCTGTGTCGGAAACCCCATCATTGTCGTCGTCTGTGTCGGCATTATCACCAGTCCCGTCACCATCAGTATCAGTATCTTCATTTGGGTCTAATGGAAATGCGTCATCGCCATCTAAAACTCCGTCCCCATCATCATCTGTATCAGCGTTGTCACCTGTACCATCTCCATCAGTATCTGTATCTTCGTTAGGATCGAGTGGGAAAGCATCTTCACCGTCGTTGACGCTATCATCATCTGAATCAGCGTCTAATGGATCAGTGCCATCTGCAACCTCATCTGTGTCAGAAACACCATCGTTATCGTCATCAGTGTCAGCATTATCTCCAACACCATCGCTATCGGTATCAGTGTCCTCGTTTGGATCATTAGGGAAAACGTCGGTTGCATCACCTGTTCCGTCATCATCTGAATCAGCGTCTAGCGGATCTGTCCCGTCAGCCACTTCGTCAGTGTCGCTTACACCATCGTTATCGTCATCAGTATCAGCATTATCTCCAGTGCCATCCCCGTCCGTATCAGTGTCTTCTGTTGCGTCGAGTGGGAAGTCATCTTCGCTGTCAAGAGTTCCATCACCGTCATCATCAGTGTCGGCGTTATCTCCAATACCATCTCCATCTGTGTCAGTATCTTCTGTATCATCTAACGGAAAATCATCTTCTGTGTCGACTACACCGTCGTTATCATCGTCGGTATCAGCGTTATCGCCGGTTCCATCGCTGTCTGTGTCGGTGTCTTCTGTAGGATCTAATGGGAATGCATCATTAGCGTCTAGCACCCCGTCTCCATCATCATCAGTGTCATCCTCATTTAATATACCATCACCGTCTGTATCAATACCGGTTTTACCAGTTAAATTTATGTTAACTATAGTGTCATAAGATGGAATTGTTCCAGTTATTGTACCTGTTAATGTAGCGCCTGTACCGGTTGGTGCGGTAACAGAGCCAGATGTTACAGCAATAGTTGTGTTGTGTGGTGTCCCAAATATTAATCCAGTGTTTGCTGTTAATGTGTATGCTTCAGAATATGGTCTTCCTTCAACACTTGTTATTTCTTGTATATTGTTTATCGTGTAATTAGTAGCACCGTTGTTAGCGCCTTCAAAATTATCGCCCTCGTTAAAATTAACGTTTGCTACAGCTTTTGGGCCGCCTGTTGGTGTAAAATCATAAACTACAGGAGTGTTTGCGTAGTTGCCTGTTAATGTCCATGCAATAGTAATTGTTGAAGTTGGCGTTGTATAAGCCGCTCCTTGCAAACTAGCAACGGTCGGCGTAACAGTTACAGAGGCAATATTTGAGTTTGAATGACCATTTGCAACAAAGCTAGCGATATTTGCTACAAAATCTGTATCATGCCATGTATAACCACTGTTTGCTGTTAAAGTAACTGATAAATCAGCACCTGTAACTAAACCGCCAGCTGTGCCTGAATAAACTATTTGATAATCATCAACTGTATAGTTTGCTCCATCACTAAAGTTTAATATTACCGCTGGTTCAGTATACGCTATGTTGGCCGCCAGTGGTATTTCGTATAATGAATCACCATTCTGAAAAACACCTTCTGAAAATTCTAAAAATAAAGATAAATTACCATTTGAAAGTTTTATAGCTTTTCCTCTACAAAAATCACAATTAGGGTCTGCATTTTCAGTCCTTAATATTATTTCTTCACTTTCAATAATTTTAACCTCATTAGCGGTGTTTTCGGCAGAAGTACCATTTAAAGTCCAAGTACCCCCAGAAGGCGGCGGCACCTCAATGTTTATTACGCCTCCGTTGCTTTTACTACCTTCTGTTTTAGGTCCCAATATCACATTATATCTCCAATCAGAACCAATAGTTGCCCCTCCATCAACTGGCTGAGGTATATTAGAATCGGGAGAAATAAAACTTATTGTAATTTTACTTTCATTTTTTAATTTTATTGGGTCAGGTAAATCAGTAATATCTACTGGATTTGTATCAGAATCCTCGTTAAAATCAAAATCCCAAACTATATCATCTACATCATCTGGTGTTTCTGGAGTACATATTGCATTTCCAACATTTTCATCTCCAGCTGCGCTTGGTATTCTAACTATTTTTTTAAATTTCCCCTCCGAATCTAGTGTTAGTGTGCCGGATATTACATCATAAGTTGCAGAAGAACCAGCTGGTTCAACCGTAGGAGTTAATGAGAACGATCCAGAAGCTCCCGGATCGCCTGCGGCTGTGATTAGTATAAATCCTCCGTTTAATCCGTCTAAACCGCTCGTATCAACTTTTATCCATTCAACATCTTTAGTGTCTGTTGACGATTGGCCGGTAGAAACGGTATCACCAACTCCTGTTATATCATCTGTTGTTACTGCATCATTTTGGCCAGTTGTGTCATCGTCTGGTATTGTAACTATAATGTCAAATACCCAGCCATCATCTGTTAAAACACCATCTCCTAACGAATATGGAGAAGGTAAGTCAACGTCTGGTTCAATAGGTCCGTTATCATCTTCAGGCAATTCTTGTCCATCACCGGTTGTAATTATAACAGTACCAACAGTTTTGGTATCTCCAGGCTCGCCATCAGTGTCTACATTTAAAGCACCATCATCAGATATGTTGCCGTCGTTGTCGGTAACTATAAAATCATAACCATCATTAGGATCGTTATTAAAATCTAAATCACCGTCAAAATGTATTACCGATATTCTAGCGTCTCCAGATATATTAATATCTAATTCAACATCTTCACTATCAAATAATATTGTATCAACTAAATCAAATGTAATTCTAACATTAGCTCCCTGTTGAGTTACAACTATATTTTCTAAATTAGCTGTATTAGCAATAGAAAAGTCTGAAGCAACAAGTCTATACCCTGATTTAGGTGATAACATTAGTATTGCCGTCTGGGTACCAGCGGTTGTTCCGACGGTACCCGTTATGCTATTTGTAGTGTAAGTATAGTTAGCCATATTATGTTATATTAAAGGTTATAGTCCCTTGGCCTGTTATTGGTGACGGTGCTGTTGTGCCATCCACTAGTGTTACTCCGGTTAAATTGCCAATACCTAAATGGTCGTTGTGCAAAGAGTCTTCGTCAACAAATGTATATACCTTTTTGCTTTGTATACTATTATAAGTTTTACGTTTAATTTTATCGTCTTTAAAGAAATCAATAGCCCCGTTTGTTCCGTTTGTAGAGTTTAGATTATCTATTTTGCTTATAAGGTTTTTATTACTTATTCCATTAATATTATTATACCATTTACCTTCCTTAGCAACAAAATCAATAATAGATCCAGATTGTTGGTCGGTTAATATTAATGGCACCTCCCATCCTTTTGTACCTTCATAGTTAATAGTTTTAAAAGCTTTTATACTTGAAGGCTCCTGATTAAATACGGTTGTCAACGTAGACTGATATTGCACTCCGTAAAAATTATTACGATTTGCAAATGCTACATTATGTTGCCATAAATTACCACTATTAAAAGTGTAGAATATGTTATTTAATGAAATAGCATTTTCTGGTTTGTATGAAACTCTACTAACCCATCCTTTTGATTTCTCAGAAAAAGTTAAACTATAATCATCTAATGTTAATACATATTTTCCACTATAAGAATCATAGCTTCCAATTATTTTATTTACATTATTTTTTAGTTTATCTCTAAAGAAATCAGTCATACCAGCCTCTGATATTTGCGTAATGCCATCTGTAGACAATCTTATTACAGAGCCTCTACTACTATCAACAAAATACATTCTATTAGCGTAGCTGGCGAACGATTGGGCCTCTTTACTTATTCCAAATTCACCCACAAAAGGTGTTGCTTGACCTAATACATTTCTTGAGCCAACGATTTGGGGGTTGCCATCGGCGTTAAATAAAATATCTTTATCAGCCATAATGCTAAATACTTTATCTTCACATAAAGCAACCAAGTTGGTGTCTCTTGTATGCAGTTTTTGTATACCTCCATAGTTAGGCTCAAGATCTTTTGTTATACCATCAGAGTAAACAAATTGATTTAATCTGTTAGTGCCTGTTCTAGAGTTAAAAATACCAGAGTATATAAGACCGGTTTTTCTACGCTCTTGCTCATAGTTTTCTTGAGGTACATTTACTCTAACACCTTTTGTCATTTGAACAGAGTTAAATTGATCAAATATTCTTTGTGTTTCAATAAATACGCCGTCATCAATAATAGCTACGCAGTTGTAAAAGTCTAATTGTATTCTATCACCGTGTTGTGCTATCGGTATTGATTCACTAGCTTCCCAAAATAAGTTTAAATTACTCTTTTCAATAGCGGGTATTGTTTCAAACCATATAGCTTTTAGCGTTTGAACCTCGTTATCTTCATTAAAAACAGATTGGCCTGTTGGTAATGCGTCTAATGGTTTCACTTTGCCAGAGCTATAATCCTCCCAAGAGTATTCATTATTTGTTGCTCTTTTAACTTTAACAAAGAAAGACCCAGATAAGTTCTTTAAGGCATTTTCAGTTAAATCTCCTTTGTGTATAGCAAAATTCTGACCAAATGGGTCTGTACCAATTGGTTCTTCTAATGTAAACCTAATAGTATCTCTATTAAAGTCTCTACCGGGATCCGCATTAAATGAATATCCAACAGCAATTTCCATTATTTTAACTTTATTTGCTATTCCTGTTTCTGGGACAACTCCAGCGCCTACTCCAAACCATAAACCACCTTCAACACCTGAAACATCTATAACCTGCGCTTCATCATATTGGCCTTGTTCTACGTTTGAAACTTCTAAACCTGGTAAACCAGCTAACCCTAAAACAGAATTAAGTCCTATTATAAAAGAAGCTGTAGTCAAACCTTGTTGGTTATGATCTGCTTCGTAATATAATTCTTTACTTTGCTCGCTGTAATCGCTTGAAGTTGCTAATTGATTATGTCCAACGTTAAAGCCTGTATTTAAAAACATTCTGTTTTTATTACTATGGACATCATTAGTAAATTTAACCGTTGCCCCTAACCTTCTTAAATCGACTGGTAATTGCGACTTAACAATATCAGGTGCTTCACTTTCAATTTCTAAAACCTTATGTCTTGAAAAGTTTTTTACAACGTAATTAAATTTTTCAACAGCAGGATCAGCGTTTTGGTTAGGATCTGGTGGTGTTGAAGCTGTTCTAAACTCAGCTTGCTTTATGCCAACATGTACTCGTTTTCTTCTTTTACACTTATACCTCCCAATTACAGGTCTTATCTTATCGCCAGCCTCTAAATCAACAGACATTATAGAGTAAAACCTATAATCTCTAGCTAAATTAGCCCCCGATCCATTCCCTGTAAACTCAGCTATTTTAAATCTAGGATCTTTCTCAAAATTAACCCCTAAATCATTAAACGTTTGGCCATTTCTAGCTACTTGAAAACTAGAAGCGGTTTTTACATATCCACTACTAGCTTGGTTTTCACCGAACCACTCTAGTTCACCCTCGAATTCAAATGTGTATTTACCGGGAACTGCACATGTAAATATAGCCTCGGGGTTAGACTGGGACATACCGTTTACATCGTCTTGTTGGCCAGACCCATCATACCAGTCTGGTCCCCCAGCAATTCCATTTCCAGGTGCCCAACAAACCCTATCTTTAGTGTTTGTATCAGCTTCCCACGCTACGTTTACATTTCTAATGTTAACATTATTTAGTGGCGTAACAAAACCTAATTGGTTTGAACCATCACCTGTTGTAATACCTGTTGGGCTATGAGTATGTCTTCTTGGTATTATAAATGTATCTTCATCAATTTTGTTTCTTTCAGAGGAAGGTATTTGTAACCAAATAAACTCGCTATTTATTTTAGCTTCATCACCGTCGTTAAATGTATTATAACAAACAAAATTATGATGATCTTGTGATGAATCTTTTATGTAATATTTAAAGTGTGTTGCCCAGCTAGGAGCTGTGCTTATTATTTTAGCGTCTAGCGTTTGTCTTTTATTTGTACTAAACTTTGTAGTATAACCAGCCCCTCCTGTTATAAGCGCACCTTGTCTTCCGTACTGATCCTCATAAGCTAAACCTATTTCATAATCTCTAAAACTTTTAACACTTAGTCCATTGTTTGAATCAGTTGGTTGTTGTGATACAGATATTGAAGCTGTTTTTGGTTGTTCAAAATTGTGTAGATAATTTGCATATATAAGCCTATTTGCAGTTATTTCTTGCGCTTTAGCTCTTAATGGCACTGAATCAAAATGTCTTGATAACTGATTATCCGGTATTGCAGAGTAAAAAGATCTTTTTGTAAATATTTGATCATCTATATATTCTATACCATTTCCATATCCCCAATCTTTTTTAAGAATAGTTTTAAGAGTATATATTGTTGCACTTATTGACTCTGTATATAGAATATCTATAGAAATAACATCTTCAGGACCTCTAGGAATATTACCTATTGTTATTTCTGTTACAATGTTTCTAACGGCCTCATTATACCCTTCTTTATAGTGATCTAAAGCACTATATTCGTCTGCCACAAATATAGGCTCAGTGAAAAAAGAAAATGGACTATATTCACCATCCGAATATTTCCATCTATAACCAAATTGTGGGAATATTTCTTCAAATGGCAGTTTGTCTGCATCAGGATCAGTGCTTACTTCAAAGCTTAATTTTTCTTTTGGGTGTTTTTTTATTACTGTAATATCTCTTTCAGAAAAAGCTCTATTAAATATTTTAGTAGGAACGCTTACGTGGTTGGCGTCTTTCCATGTTTCCGTATTAATTTTACGCGGTTCATTTAAGTCATCCGTCCAAAACAATAAATCATCAATTATATTTATGCCTGTAATTGGATAATCATCTGAAAGATTTAAATCTCCTCTTATTAATACTGATATTGTATTATTAGTTTGATTAAATTCATATATACCGTCATACGATGGCGAAGTTAAAATGTAAAACATTCTATCATTAGCCTCGTCTTCAACAGAACCAATAACTTTAGCATTAGCGGGTATTGTATTAGAACCAGCTGAAATTATTTGATTGCCCATAAGGTTTTCAACTGTACCAGCATCATCGCTTTCGGAAGACACTACGTTTATGTTAAGCGCATCTCGGTATTCTCCGGATCCAATTAAGCGTTCGTCTAAATCTTTATTTAAGCGCCCAGCTAAAAACGTGTTTTTAATTTCCGGCATATTTATTAGTGTTTAATCCATTTAGCTTTGTTTCTCATTACCTGAGCAAGCTCTTCAGATCTATAATTAGTTAATCTTATTTTTGCATTACGCAACTTTGCAGAAGCTTCTTTTTTGTATAAAGGAACTAATGACGCTGACGCTGGTCTAACTTTACATAAATTATATAAAATAAAAGCGTATAGAGCGTCTTCAGCGAGCTTTGGAATATAGACCTTAGTTAGATCACCGCTATCTGATAAGCCATCAGAAATATAGTCTAAAACGATTATATTATCTTCTAGATTACCAAAAGACCCGTCAAAAAATATTATACCCCTCGCTGTATCAACAAAAAAAGTTTTAGCGCTGTTCATGGACTCTGGGTTGCTGCCATAGCGTTTATTAAAATACGAAAAATTATCGCCATTATAATTATTACTATAGTAGTTTTGAGCCTCTTGCGAATTTGCGGAATTTGTTCGATCTTGATACCTTGTAGCTAGTTCAGACTTAGCCGCTTTTTGCGTGTCGTCTTCGCTGTCATATAAAAAACTATAATCAGAATCTTGTAATATAGCAGTTGGGTCATTTGCACCTTTAACCGGGAGCAAAGTGTGTTTTTCGCCGTTTGGCCCGATGCAAGATACTCTTGTATAATTTACATAATCTTGCGGCAATGGAAATTGCAAAGCACTGCCCAACTCTATCTCTACGCTTTTTTCTGAATGTAGGACATCGTAGCTAAACTCCTGGAGACCGCGCTGGGCCCAAAATGAAACTTCATAGTCCGGAACTTTATTTAATATTTTATCATCTCCTATATATGAAATAATAAAGTTGTCAATAATATCTTGCAAGCTTGACCTTTGGTAATAGCCTAAGCCCTCAAAGTCTGCTGGCACATCAGCAGGTCTGTTTTCAAAATCAGCGTAATATGCTTTATTAGTATAGTTTTGTTTAGATTCAGCCATTATCGTTCAGATTGAGTTACTTGTTGTTCTTTTTGTGCGGTTGCTTGAGCCACGTCAATAGCTTTAACAGCTACTCCAGCATATTGACATATTTTTAATACCAGCTCTGTTATTTCGGATGAGTGTAGTTCAAAATTTGTTGATGTAGATGCATTATATAACGGTTTGCTATTAACCATAATATAATCCCATTCAACTTCATTAGGTATTCTAACATAATTTATTGTTATACTTGGCGAGCTTCCCCCCGCTGGTATTTCAGGGTCTGGCATTGCCACCAAACCACCTTCGTGTCTAACATATATAGGTGTTTTATCAGATGGCTTAGTATACTTAGATCTTTTAACGTATGTAGTATGCTTAGCAGAAACTTCTTCGGCTCTATAATCATTTGGATATATAACAGAAACAAGATGATAAAAATTAGATGGATACCCATAATATTGATTAGTAGTTCCTCCTGCTGGATTAGTAAAAGTTCCTTTTTCAATTGTTGTTTCGTTTTCAAACAAGGAAATTTTTTCTTCAACATTTTTTTGTATATCAGAATAATCAGAGCTATTTGTGTCTACAATATTACGTAGTGAAAAATAGCTATGAAATATCTCTTGTTGTGCTTGATTTGCAAAAAGGTTAAATTCAACAGGTGGTAAATAACCCCGTTGTTCTTTATTCAGAATTTTTTGTACTGTTTGATATACTCTATCTATTCCTACCATGTGTTATTTATTAATTAGTTGACTATAACTAACTGAATAGTTATAGCCTGGTATTTTATGAAAGTTTCTTTTCAATTGCTTTCATAACGTCTACGCCTTCATCTGTCTTTAAGAATCGTGCAAACGCTGCATATGGGTGTTCGTCAAAAGGCACTGTCATAATTTTTTTATTATTTGTTGCCCATTTGAATACTGTATTGTCATCTGTTAATTTAACAATACCTGCTTCTACGCATCTATTCGCTAAATTGCGCAATTTAATGTCTTCATCATTTGCCACCTCTATAAATAGTTTAGGCGCATTTTTTGCAAACATATAGCAATCGCGCTTAATTTCTTTTGACGACATGCGAACCACATCAGAACCTATTTCTGTTCTTAAAATAGCTTCTAAATGTTCTATGTCTAATTCTTGAACTAGCTTTAATGCTTCAATTTCAAGCTCAAAAACGCTAATATCATCAGCGGCTTCTTTAACAAAGTCAATTTCTTCCCATAAATTTAATCTGTCAGGGTGATATAAAGATAGTAATTGTTGTAACTGAGGTTGTGTCCTAGGGACAACTAACGACCCATCTTTAAAAATTATATGTTGCAATTGTGCAAACCCGTCCTGTTCGTCTACAAACAAAGACTTTTGGTTTGTTGCATATCTTAATTCTCTATTAATTCCCTTCCCTTCGTCAAACCATAACAGGTTTGAACTTTTAATTTTATAAGTTAACGGAGATAATCCGTTTTTAAGAACATAAGTTCTGTCCTTAATTTCCCAATTTTTCATAATATAATTTAATAAGATAAAATAACCCCCCGCAAAAGCGGAGGGCTATATTAATTGATTACTTTAATAAGAAGAAGTTATTAGCTCCTTGCGTAATTAAACATCTTTCAGATAAGAAATTAACTCGCATTTCGTCTTTAGTAGAAGTATAAGCACCTCCAACAGAGCCGGTAATCCAAGTTTTCATTTTTCTATCATCTGTTTCAGATGAACGGTAACGTACGTGTAAGAATGGACGCTTGATGTTTTTACCAAGATCTTGATCATACACAGTAGAGGTACCCGCAGGAATAATAGTTCCTTCAACATCTCCAAATCCTCCGCGTGTAGCAAAGTCATTTAAATATTTCCAGTCAGTCTTATAAAAGTCATAAGATCCACGACGGAAACCAGAGAAGCCTAAGTTTAAAGCCATATCTTCAGAGTTATTAAATACTCCGTAAGAAGTACCTCCAGCTCCATAAGAATTTTTAGCCGCTAAAGCGTCATCAATAGCTAAAGATAAAGCGCGGTTGCTATAGATCATGTTTTCTTCAATAGAACCGTTTTTGTCTAATTGCTTTAAGATGTTATCAAAGCCGGTCATATTGGTAGCTAAATCTCCAGAAAGATCGCTATATACATTACCGCGAGACTCCAATGCCGCGAAGAAACCTTCAGATCCAGTATAGTCAGAAGAAAGTGTTGAAGCAGCAGCTTTTTTCACAGACTCTACCATAGACATTTCTAAGTAATCTTCAAAACGTAAGCGAGTTTCGTGCTCAGACTTTAAATACCATAAGTATCCAGAAGCTCCGTTCTCAGAAGTAACTTCAATCCACCCAATTTGAGCGGTGTCAGAACCGTTTACAGCGTAGTTATCCTTTAAGATAATTGGCTTGTTTGTATAAGAGCTATAGTCAGAATCTAAAGAACCTAGCATTCCTTCTGTTCCTTTAGCAAACTCAGAACCATAAGCTAAAACTGTAGCGTGATCATATGATGCAGCACCAGTTACGCCACTCCAATCAGCAGCACTATAGCATACAGCAGTAAATGTTCCTGTATCTCCTGCCGCAGCAGCTCCAGCTACTGTAACAACACCTTTTAACACAGGCCCCGTTGCAGCGCCAGCAGATGTTTGTCCTTGTACCATAACTGTTTGACCAGCTCTAAACACAGGCGCAGCTCCAGCTTCGTGTGCTTTACCGTCAGCATTAGCATCAAATGTTACTGTAAATATATTTGCAGCAATAGCTACGTTGTCATAACGTGTGTGTAAACGCCCTTGCTCAATCCAACGGATTTCGTCAGATGTTGAAGGCATCTCCGCTGATACCATACGTAAGAAAGAAGAGATAGAACGATTTCCGTAGATCTCAGCTTCTTTTTCGTATACATCAGGTAAAAATTGTTTTGTAAAATCAAAATCGGTAATATAGTTACCTTGAAATAATGCTCCTTTCGTAGATGAAGGAGTTAAGTGCTCAATGCCAGTTGTTATAGCCATTGTAATAAATTTTTAAGTTATTTTTTTAGTTTCATTCTCAATTTAGAACTAGAATCTCCTGAAACAACTTTAAATTTTTGACCAGTGTTAGTTTTAATTACGCCTTCTTTTCTTGGGTCCATATTTATATTTTTAGCCTCCTTAGCGGAATTGCGAAGAGCGTCGGCACGGCCTTGCTCATAAAAATGTTCTGCTAATTTGTCAGCATTTCTAGCTGCAAATAAAGCTTTGTGGTATCCCTTAGCGTCACTAATACTTCCGTCGTCTCCAATAAACTTTGATACAAAATTATTAATGTCCATTTGTTGAGTTTTTGTTTCTTCAACATTTGAAACTTTATAGCGGTATTTATTGCTTCCAACTTGGAAATCAAAACCTTTAAAAGTTTCACTAAATACATTATCTGTTTTTTGTAAAAAAGTTTCTGTTAGTTGTTTGTTAGACTCTGTGCTCTTTTGATATTCATTATAATACTCAAAAGCCTCTTGGTACTCCTGAGGAATATCCTGTTGCTTTCTCAACTTGAGATCAGCATAATATTTCTCTTTGTTTCCTTCTAAGAACTTTCTTGCGTTAAATAATTCTTCTTTAAATGCTCTTTTCTTTGAGCGTATTTCTCTTGGGTCGTCATCCTCATCAAACGAGAAGTTGTCTTCCATGTACTCATTAATTTCTTGACCATCCCAAGGTTTTGCTTGTTTATAATATTCGCGCAATACTTCCCCATCATCATAAGCCGAAATATCACGATTTAAATTAACATAGTCTTCTAAAGTTCCACCGGTTTCTTCCATAAACGTTAATAGTTTATCAACGTTTTCTGGTATTTCTACTTGTGGCTGTTGAGGTTGTTCATTAACCTTAGCAGCGTTTTGATCAACCTTTGGTACATTTTTGTTTACCTCTTCAACTTCTTCTTCAGTAACAAGCTCGAGCGGCGAGTTTTCGTCTTTAGTTTCTTCGGCCTCGTCTTGCTCTTGTACTTTTTCGACCACTTCTTCGCTATTTCCGGTTTCATTTTCCACAGAAACCTCCTCTGTTTTTCGCTCTTGAACGGCATCGTTTGGGTTGTTTAATTCGTCTAAATTAATTTTTGGAATATCGTCTGCTTCTTGACCAGCGGCTTCTGGGCTAATATCGCCTTTTTCTACAGCTTTATCAAGTACAGCTTGTTCTTGCTCTTGCGCTGTTTTAGCTTCTTCGCCATCTACAACGCCTTTAATTTTCCATTCACTCATAATTTAATAATATATAATAATTAATAATTTTATCTTGGTTCAAACCTACTTAAGTCAATTCCGCCTAGCACATCATTACCACTAGATTCAAAACCTTTTTTAGGCTCTGGATTAGAAGGAGCTTTTTGCATATCAATTTTTTCTTTGCTATCTAGCTCCATTCTTTTTAGTTTAGTGTTCAAATCAAATTCAAATTGCATTAACTCTTTTTTAGTCGCAGCCTCAACTTCTAATTTTTTAATATCAAATTGGGTTTGAGCTTCGGATAATTTCATTTTAGCCTCTACTTTTACTGTTTCGGCTTGAGCTTTTGCTAATTCTGCCGCTTGAGCAGCTTTACCGTTTGCTTCTGATTGTGCTGCAATATTACGCTCTGCTATTTGTTGATCTGAAGCTTGCTTTTTAGCTCTTCTATATTTTAATAATTGATTAGCTAATTTTATATTTTTTACTTGTCTAATGTCAATAGCATCTTCTAAATGTATTTGATCCCTAGACAAAGCCATTTAAATATTTTGTTCAACCAGTTGTTTTTCATCTTCGTCTGGGTCAAGTTCAATAAATACACCAAAGTCATGTAAATGCAAATCTTCCATTTCTTTTAAAGCCCCAACGCTAAACTGACCTATGCTCGTAACAAGCGCGTCTCTTTGCGGGTGAAACTCTAATACATCTTTAACTCTTATAGCTATAGCTTCTGCTAAAGTAGCTGTTATATATAAAGAACTATGTAATATATGCCTTGTTGCCGTATTAGAATTAGCAGCGGCTAATTTTTGCACGCCTACTAATGCGTATGGGTCTGGGTCACTACCATCTCTGGCTTCGTTCAACCCGGTCACATCGCGTATCATATTTAAATAATAATTGTATGACTGTATAAGCAGCGCGCTTTGTTGGCCGCCCCCGCCAGGAAGCTCTTGAATTGGTATTTTACCGGGATTCATATCTCCTTCAACGGTCATTGATCTACCAATAACTGAACCGGTTTGAAAATATAAATTTAAAGCTTCTTGAGGATTGTAACTTGTGCCATTTCCTAAATCAATTTCGGCTAATCCATCAGCATCTAAATAAACACCAGATGGTGTCATTCTTTGAATTACTTGTTGTAATTTTAAATGAGTAAGTTGAATAAGATCAGCATACGTAATCATTCTGCTTACTAAACTCTCAATCTTACCATTATACATTCTTGGAGCACTAACAACATAATTCATCATTACCTTGTTAATATTTGAAGATGGGCGAACCATATTAGACGCTTTCTCCCACTTTAAAAGCTTGTTTGCTCCTAGTATTAAGACCCCTTCATATATAACCTCTCTCGCTTGTGCAACTTTTTCAAATCGGGTTCTTTGATCCTTAGGTGGATCAAAAGTATCGTCTTTCTTAATTGCTTTTTTGGCTCCAGTAGATGTTTCTTTTATTTTATATACACTTTTTTCCCAGCTTTTCCAATTAAAGTATAATACAGATAATGTATTTCTGTCAGCTTCTTCATTAAACTGGTCGTGCTCTTTATAGTTAGTAGACTTTTCTACGACGCTTTTAAGGTCATCATTAGAAATATTTGGAAATTGCTTTTTAAGCTCGTTGCTTTTTATACGTTTTACTTCTCCAAAATAATAACAATCTTCAAAATTAGGATCTTCTGTATAAGAATACACTAAATTAGAAGGGTCAACGTATTCTAGTTTTATTCCGTCCGTATTATTAAAAGTGTGTTTTGCAGCGGCAATGCCTAATACGGTTTGATCGTAATCAATTCGTTTCTTTAGCTCAGGATATTTGTTTCTTTGAAATGTGTTTTCAATTACTTGTTCTTCTGCTATCTCAATGCTTTGTTTGTAGCCAAGTTGCATGTGTAACTCAAGCTCTTCCGTTGAGCCAGGTAATTGATTTTCGCTTATTTCTCTTACATCAACGCCTAGTGCACCGTTTAATTCTGCCATTAAACCCTGGGTAGCCATTTCTTGCTGCATTAACTCCACGTATTTAGTACGCTTTTCTGTAGCTAATGGATCTTGCGCAAAAGCTTTAACAGTAAACAATCTATCTTGCATACCATTTACAACTATATCTACAAATTTAGGAATAATAGGGACAGGTGTCCAGTCTAGATTAAGATAAGATAAATCTCCATTTACAGAAAACTCATCTTTGTATTTTTGTATAGACTGCTCACCTCTTGCATATAACCTTCGTTTGTGAAATTCACGTTGGTTTTGTGTAAATCTTCCTGTACCGGAATATCTTTTAAACCACTCGTGTTCAATACCGCGGGCCACTTCCATACCGTACTCTTTGGTACGCTTTACAGCGTCAGATACGGTTTGGCTGGGAAATTGGGTAGATGTTTTAGCTTCTGCCATGTTGTTATTGTATTATTTTGCTATTTGATCCCGAGTTATTATATTTTGAAAACCCAAAATCTATTTTTTTAATTTCGCGTGTGCTTTTAGACGCATATAAATGCCTTTGACAAGCCATAATAGCTAGTCCAGAACTTATAGATGCGTCAAACTTAGTTCTTTTATTAATATCAAATTTAGCCCAATCCTCAAGTGTTCTTTGAAAATACATTTTACCACATTCTCCGTTTTCTTTTAAACCAACGTGGTTTTCAATATAACTTTCAATAGCTGCTGCATGAGCTTGTCTTATATCCTCAGATGAGTTAGGTATGCCACCTAATTCTTTTTCAGTTACAGAAAGTTTATTACGAGATTTATCAGGTCTGTTCATTGAATAACCTCTGTAGCCTCTTCTTTTAATATGATATAATAATCTAGGTTTATTGTTTTCCGCTAATATTGGCATTCCGTAAAATATCATTGCCATAAGAACATCTTCAAAAAATATCTCAGCGGTTTGTGGCCTAGCTACATATTCTAAAAAAAATTGGCTAGATGGAACTTCAGACAACATACTAAATGTTGTTAACCCATGCAACGCCCCGTTTGAACCGCTACCATCGGTTGTTCCAGATATATCATAACTATCACAACCAAAAGCCCCTAAGTCTTTATTACCTGGATATTTAATTCCGTTCTTAACAATTATATTGTTTTGCATACTAACCGGTGGTATCCAAGATAACTTAAATCTACCAGTTTTATTTGGGTGAAATTCTACTTCAGAAT